GCCAGAGAACTGCACAGTTGAGGACACAATTAAGGTGATGGAAACTGTGTGTAGTATGGCACAAAAACGACGTGCATATGATAAAGGTGAGGTTGGTCCGTTTGGATTTAACAAAAAACCTGAAGAAGTGCCTACTTGACACTAACATCAGTATCATATATACTATTCATACTTAGCAAAAGTAAATGACTTATTCAATTACTCTGAAAACTTCTGAAGGGGAACAAATCATTCAATGTGAAGATGACCAGTATATTCTGGATGCTGCTGATGAAGCAGGTGTAGATCTTCCTTATTCTTGTCGTGCTGGTGCATGTTCTTCCTGTGCTGGTAAGATTGAGTCGGGCACAGTTGATCAGAGTGATCAATCTTTCCTGGATGATGATCAAATTGAGGCAGGATTTGCTCTGTTGTGTGTTGCATATCCAACCAGTGATTGTGTAATCAAAGCTGAAGCAGAAGAAGAACTTTACTAAAATAAATATTACATACCGTTGACGTATGTAACATGGAGGATAAGAAAGTTTGCAAAAAAATCATCAAACGTGCAAAGAAGCACCCTGACTGGTACACTCCAGAAGAAGTCTCTTATGCTAAGATGATGAAAAAGGCAATCAAAAAAAGAAAAGAGGAGACACAAGATGTCTAACATTAGTGAGGCAACTCAAAAAGATTGGGATGATTTTTGGTATAATGAGGACAAATCAGCGTCTGAGTTTGAAACAATCTGGTGGGAAATGGAGAAGATTGAACCATTAACTCCTGTAACACAATCCCGAAGAAAAGATTAAATCTATAACTAATTGTGAAATGCTATGTTAGCATGTCATCACATTCAGGAGATTGCCAATGACTCTACCAAAAGACAAAAAACTTAAGCATGAGCATATTGAGTCAATGAAAATTGCGGTAGAGCAGTATGATATTCGGGCAATTCATCCTGAAAAAATGGAAGAATTTGCTGAGTACCTTGTTCAAAAGGCAAGGACACAAGAATAAGTGTCACAAGGGGGGTTGCGACCCTCCTTTTTTTATGCCATATTAGGTGGGTAGTCAACCGAGTCTCTATGACCGACACCAATCGTCCCGAAGTTCTTCTGTCCGCAGCTGATCATTGGGAAGATATTAAGATCCGTTGGCAGATTCATCAGTATGAAATGAATCATCTCATGAAGGATCTTTCTCTTGTTCTTAATGCTTTGACCGACAGAGCATTTTACACTGTGACAGATCAATGAGTAGCACAGGAGGGATTGACATCCCTCCTTTTTTAGTATAAATTATTAACAGTTGATCAAAACCAATGAAACTTCTAGCAGCATTATTGCTAATTGGTGCAACATCTGCTCCCGCATTTGCTGGTGGACCTGTCACCCGTGGATATAGATCTAATGGTGGATGGGCAGAGGAAGAGAAATGTTTTCGGACAGAATATAGTGAAGAATATGTTCCAGGAACTTCAAAGTCTCCTGGTTATGTAAAGACCAGAAGACAAACAGTTCGTGTCCCATGTAAACATAGAAGATATGTTCCTAACCATGCTCCTCATCCTAGACATGAAGAACAATATCCCAACATGGGTCATTATGATGACAATTCCTGTGCGGAAGGAACAATAGCTGGTGGACTTTTGGGTGGTGCATTGGGTGGAGTTCTTTCTAAGAAAGAGAACTGGATCTGGGCGATCCCCACGGGCATCGTTGGCGGTGCCATGGTAGGGTGTCAGGTGGACGGTGGTTGAAGTGTCCACTTTTGACACCATCCACTCCGATCTCGTGTATATTAAAAGAGTCAAAGGAAAACCACTCATGGCAACTCGCTCCCGCATCGGCATCGAACTTAAAGACGGTTCAATTCTGTCTGCTTATCATCACTGGGATGGCTATCCGCAGTGGTTGGGTCGCATCCTGAACACACATTACAACACCCGCGAACAAGCAGCAGATCTGATTGACGGTGGTGATATGTCTTGTGCATGGACAAAAGACCGTTGGACTGGTAAGAAAATTGCAGAATATGTGACTGAGAATGTTGAGGTTGAAGAATATGGTCCTCAATACTATTCACAACGTGGTGAGAATTGTCCTCCTCGTTATGATAAAACCCGCGAAGAGTTTTTGTCTGATGGTGAAGAGTTCTCTTACATCTTCACCAGTGCTGGTTGGGTATGCTATGATATGAATCAGTTCAGCGATAATGAACCCGAGATCACTGAAATCCCTTCTGGAGCACTTGCAGTATGAAAAATGAACTTGAAGCACAACAAATTGCCCAAGAATTTTGGGAGATGATTGAAGCTGAAGCAGCGGCACTTGAGGTCACTGTTGATTACTACCTTGAAGAATTCTTCTGTTCATGATACAATTAGAGAGTAATTCAATGGAGACGATGACCAAGTTTTTCTACATTGTGGACCACTATGTTCCATTTCCATCTAGTGAATATGGTGGCATTTGGAATGTAATTGCAGAGGACGATGATGAGTGTTTCGATCTCATCACTGGTGCAGATGATGGGGATTTCAATAGTAAGTTCTATGGTAATCTTCGTGAAAACATTTTGAAGTCGCGTACTTATGCACTGGCAGAAGATCTTGAGTCTAAAATTGTTGAGGAGTTTACAACATGAGTGAAGACACTATGATGTATCCTGGTAAAATGCTAGGGCAACTTGCTATTGCCTTAGAGAAACTTGGGTGGGAGTATGGTGATGAGGTAGATGTAGAAATTGGTGGAACATCTGTCTCAGGTATTGATGTGGGTGAAGAATACAACAAAAAATGGCAATCACCCATCGGCACCAGAAAGTATAATAAAGATGCCTTTATTGTCATCAAGAATCAGTCTCGTAGAGATCTGACTAAATCACAACCAAACCCAGATCTGAAAGCACATCATGCAACCTGATATGGTAATCTCTTGGGATCAACATCTCAAGAAAGGAAATGTGTGGAGAGTTGAAGTAGAACTATCCATGCAAGGTGGTGAAGGTGAACCGGAGCATTATTACAATGTGGAGGTTTATGTAGTGGCACCAACACAAGCACTTGCACAATATATTGTTACTACAATGTATCCAGATTATGAAGGAATCTTCGTTGATGACGAACCAACTCAAACTGCCCCCTGATTTTATTCATGAACCACCAAAAGGATACCACTACGAAGTTGAGCAATTTCGACGTAATGTTCATCGCATTCTCATTGTCAATGATGGTAGTTTCTCCTATACTAATGATGCACCTAAGTGCATCTGGGGATTCTACAACACAAAAACGGGAAGCTATTCAGCGCCTATTAACTCCACCAAGCAAGGAAATCCGGTAGACATTAAAGATACTCGTCCATATACTGCAATGCAGTTGAATCTCAACCCATTGATGGCAGCGTTTCAATGAAGTATGAACCCAAACTGAATGATTATGTCTCTTGGCGTAATGTTGAGGGATGGGTGTATTATGTTGATGAGAATCACCTCACGATTGAGATTAGTGTCAGACCAAAAGAGGATGACCTAGTGCCACGCCACAAAAAACATCACTGCTTAGTTGTGGTTCAAAACTTTCAATATGATGAACTTGTTTATGTGAACAGTAGGAGATACTCAAATGCGTCAAATCTGGACGACATGGAAATATACATTAGGAAGTTTCAGTGACACAAGAACAAAGAATTATGATGATTGGGTTGCTCTCATTCGCACCTGTATATTTGTTAGTTACATGGTCACTAACTTTTTTATTGTATCTGGAGTGATTAGGCACTGGAATGATGTACCGAGTAAATTACATGAAACCAAAGAAGAAAGGTTATGCCAAACATACAGCTACCTTTCTTAAAATTGAAGATGCTATATTTTGGCAGCAACATGTAGAGAAAACATTGAAAGCAGTGGACACTACAATTACTGTCCACTAATCTCCCACAGACCACCAATTCCGTGTATATTAACAGAGTCAAACAAATGAGTGACATGAGTTACACAATGGAAGAGTTCACCAAAGACAAAGAAACTCTCCTCAAGTTGATTGCTGATTGCGAAGAACTTGAAAAAATGGAAGTTGCTGACGAGTATTTTATTCAATGCGACGAATTTGCACAAACTAAGTACACTGTCTGATGTCTAATTTTTCCACGTCAACCGTTAATGTTCTGCCACATTTGAATGACCTTAAAAAGGTCTGGCGCGATCAAAACTTTAGTTTCACTAAAGATCAGCAGGATCAATATGATATGCTGATGCAAGCACGTCGCGAACGTGTTGCATGGTTCTATGAAACTGACCGTGTGCAGAAAGGTCCAAAAATTATCAAAAAAGTGGAGGAAACCCAGGAAGAAGAGTAATTGTTACGATTTCGTAACAAGTGATTGACAACCACTATAAAAGTTGTATAATTAACATATGGTCAAAAGATTCGCTGAGCGTTTCTTTTTTCCGGGGGAAAGATAGAACCCTTTCTCCACCAGAAAACACCCGTTTTTAGTAAAGGAGCATCACACATGGCAACGCCAGCAGAGTATTTCGAGTCAGCAGATATTAACAAAGTTCCAGTTCCCGACTGGACACATCTGGACGTAACGTCACCAACAGCAAATCCCACTATTAGATTGAATTGGGATCAAGTTTTCATTGATGATATTGATGGAAACGTAACGAAAGAAGAACCACACACCGCAGCAGAGATTGAGGCACTTAGATTGTCTTTTGCGGCAAAGGTTGATGAAAAAGAATTTCCTCCTGCCGTGAAGTATCGCGGTAAACAGTATGCAAAACCGTGGCAACTTGTCTACGGTTACGGAAGGGCAGAAGCACTTCGCACGTTGCAAACTAAAGGTTGGTTCTTTACTAATCTTGAAGGCACCGAAGATGCACTGGAAGATGTGCAAGCTCAGGAGAACGAACTTCTCCCCAAACGTGTCAACGAAGAAGTTGATATGCGTAAGTTTTTGATCAAAAAGGTCAATGATGGCGCAATCGAAAAGACTGAAAAAGCGATTCGCGCTAAGTTTAAGAAGGTTTATCCTTATCGCCGCAAAGAAGTTGAGAATCGTGTGGTTCCTCAAGTTCTGAAAGAATTGGGAGTCAAACTTCCCTACATTCTCTACACCTCTGCACCAAAGGTTCAGGATTGGATTGACAATCACTCCAAAGAATCTTATGTCATTGGTGAGAACTTTGACCAGGAACGTGACATGTATGGTGTTGTCATGAAGGAGGGTTATGATTGGCGTGTTGTTATGAACGCCATGAAAACTTACAATGAAACTGGTAAGAAAACCTATGTGATTTGTCACTGTGGTGCTCCTACCAAGAAACAAGGTTTCGATAAGAAACGCAAGAACATTGCCGCTGCTTTCAAGAAATGGCAGCAAATCTTTGAGGCAGCAGGTGTCAAAGAGTGGCCAATTGTTCTCATGGGAGCACTACCTCAAGATCGTAAAGGTGAAAACCTCAAGGTTCTTATTTCTTTCGTTGATGAAGAAACTACAGAAGAATCTACGGAGGAATCTTCTGAACAAAAGATGACTAAAAATCAAATTAAAAAGACACATAGGTCTGAAAAGTTTGTAAAAGAATTTGTCGGGTGACAATCTTTGAACTGCACACCACCCCTTGACCGGGGTGGTTTTTTTGTGTATATTGTATTCATGAAACAAATCACCCTGCGCCCACATCAACAGCAAGCATGTGATCGTATGCTTGGTTACAACAAAGGTCAGATCATTGTGCCCACTGGTGGTGGCAAAACATTGACCATGATTGTTGATACTCAGCGTCGTCATGACGTTATCAACAATGGCACCACTACAGTTGTTGTTGCTCCGCGTATTTTGTTGGCAGAGCAGCTCTGTAGTGAATTCATGGAGGTCATTGATCCTAACAACAGTGACCCATATTTGCATGTGTTACATGTTCACAGTGGTGAAACTCACTACACCAGCACAACTAATGCTGAAAAGATCAACGTGTATGCAAACTGTGCCCGTAACATGGGTGAGAACTGCATCATCTTTACCACATATCATTCTCTGCATCGTATCGTAGAGGCAGATATTGAGGTGAATACGATTTACTTTGATGAGGCACATAATAGTGTCCAACGCAACTTCTTCCCTGCTACAGAGCATTTTAGCGAGGTCTCAGAGCGTTGTTACTTCTACACTGCAACCCCTAAACATTCTTTGACTGTGAACAAACCAGGCATGAATTGGGGTGACGTTTATGGTCAGGTGATCTGCAATGTTCCTGCTCCTGATCTTGTCGATCAGGGTTACATTCTTCCTCCCAAAGTTGTAGTGAAGCAACTGCCTTTGATCAAAGGTCGCAAGGTGATGTATGCTGAGGATAGTGACAACCTGATCGAAACCATTGATGACAACAACATCGACAAAACTTTGATCTGTGCTCGTTCTACGAAACAAATCATGGGTCTTGTGTCACAATCTGATTTTGTGATGCAGTTGCAATCCCGTGGATATTCCTGGATGATGATTACATCCAAGACAGGCGCAATCATTGATGGTCAGAAAGTTGATCGTGAAAAGTTCTTTGACACACTGAACACTTGGGGCAAAGATCCTGAGAAAAAGTTTGTTGTTATCCATCACAGTATTCTGTCTGAGGGTATCAACGTCAGTGGACTTGAAGCTGTTATCTTTATGCGTAACATGGACTACATTGGCATCAGTCAGTCTATCGGTCGTGTGATTCGTTTGGGTAGCACTGA